CGGACATGCCAGACTTAATTAGCGCAATCTTAAGTGTGTGTGTATCCAAATCGTGCGTAGCACCTAAAACTTCCGTTTTAAAACTATTGCACATTGCAGTAGTAATTGCCATAATTTTTTACCTTTTTAATAAGAGTTGAGGACTGGAAGTATAAACCTCCAGCCCCCATACTTAATTAGCTTACGCTAGAGTGTCACGATCAACTTCGTCTGCACCAACAACACCAATGTCGGAAACATCCATAATCATCGCAAAGACACGAATCTTACCCGTAGTTAGGGCCGTACCAGATTGCGTAGCAATAGTAACGTCAATATTGTCTGCTGCAACACATACAAGCGGTTGGAACGCAGCAGCGTTCTGAGCAAATGTGCCAGCAGCAGTGCCGCTATCGCCGTCAAAACCATCGACAAAGCAATCAGGATCAACGCCAGTCCCCAGATCAAGAGTCGTAGTACCACTAGAAGCAGCAGTTACAACCTCAATACCAGCATTCATAATAACAGAACCGGCTGGAACTGCAATTACAGGAATGACATCACTAGCAGCAAGTGCGCTGCCTTTATCCGAAAGAGCTACAGCATAATCAAGCTCATGCTGTACGAAATAGATGCCGCGACCACGAGCGTCGTTGCCACGAGCAGCCACAAGAGTATTATCTCCTAAAGCCATGATGTATCTCCCTTATACCAAGTTAATTTTGGCAGTAACGATTGCTTCAGGACGAAGAATCTTACGACCATAGAGATGCAGACCACGAACAATGTCACCAAAGCTATCAGGATCACGATAGGATTCAGTTTTATCAATCTGTTCTGCCGTAGCAACGGAAGAAGAGTGACCGCCTACAATCAAACCATAGTTACTAGCATTAGTACCACCAGTCGTGGAGGAACCCGTACCAATAGAAGGCAGGTTGTTTGAGACATACACTTTAAAACCGTGAAGGCTGTTAAGCACAAGACCATTAGTAAGCCCTGAACCACCAAAGTCAGAGTTAAACAGGCGAGAATCTTCGTCCTGCAAAATTTCCTGAACAATGGGGTCAATAACAACCCAACGACCGTTGGTGTCAACGTTCTGTTGATTCAGTTTACGTGCCATACGAGCAATAACCTGAAGTACATAAGCGTTACCGGAGCCTACAGTAGCACTATCGTTACCCGCACGAGCTTTAATGCCAATGGAGCTACCCGAAGAGCCACCGAAATCATCTGCTTCTAGTTTCATAGAAGACAGAAGTTCATCCGTACCAGCCGTAGAAACAGCAACACTACCATTAACAGTCGTGTTTACCGTATCGGCAACTGAGTGCAGAGCAGACTGCTTGTACCCACACATATAACCAAGAACGTCTTGGTCATACTGATCAGCAAGTCGGAAAGCCGCACGATCCGATGCAAGGTTTGCAAAGTTAACGTGAGAGTGGGCTTCCTCAATATCGTCTACCTTAAAAGCAAAGTAGTTCGACTTGTCAATCGTAAGAGAAAAGTCTTCGTCGTCAAGGTCTTGCGGCTGGATTACCGTACCGCGAGTGTACCCTTTAACAGAAATTTCAGGTTCTTTAATGATGCGAACCGAGTCGCCCATGTTAGAAATTTCACCGAAGTAGTCAGAGTTAGTAATTTGGTCACAGACCGCAGCCTTACGAAACGCAAGCTGCACCTGCTTAGAATAGATTACGGGGCTAAAATTACCATTAGGTAGATTTCCGTTACCCGCTGCTGATGCGAATGCCATAACATTGCTCCTTTTTTCAGCGTTCAGATGCTAACTTACAATTCTCTGTAGAGGCTAATAGGAAATAGGTGCATTAATAAAAACATTTGGCCTAACGTTTTCTTAACGGGCTATACCTTTTAGGTAATTCTATTGATAAATTGTAGCCGCTATTAGTAATTAGATATAATAAAACAGTAGGTAGGCTATTGCGGCTACTGTCATATTAGAAGTTATAGTAAGTTTTTTCTACTTGTCAACACTACTTATCGTGCTGAACCAGAAATATCGTAAATAAATGTACCCTTATTCATGGCTTCCATAATAGCTTCTTGGTTTTTAGCGTATTGATCCATGCTCATTTTTTGTACTGCTGACTCAAGAATGACGCCTTCGCTATCCTCATTAGTCGGTCGGGTACGAGTTTGCTTGCTAGAAATCATTTCGGCTGCATCGCCATTGCTCTGTTTCTTTTTAGGCCCAATATCAAAATCAGATTTATAAAGATCAATAGCTCGCGCTGCTGCCTTAGCATCGTTGTCATTATCATACAGAGCCTGCTGTACCCACTTAGGTTGCTCATCTGCCCACGTATGAAACTGATCGTCGTCTCGAATATCCTCAAAGTCTGGATGAATTTGCAACAAAAGAGTTTCAGCTTTTTGCCGTTCAGCATCGTCTTGCATTTTATTAATTTTTGTAACACGATCCTCAAGGTCTTCTGACTGCTCTCGTGCTTTTTTAGTGGCAATGGTTTCCACCATAGCTGCTACATCTGGGTACTCAGCCATCCACGTTTCAAGTTCTTCATCCGTCTTTGGTAAAACAATAGGTTTTTTACTAGTTTCTTTTAGCTGTTCTTTTAGTTCGTCAATTTGTTTTTGATGAGCTTCTTGTACCTTCTGTGTATGCCGCCGCAAATCACCATAGCGCTTTTTAAAAGTTTTTTCTTCTGCTCCAACAGGCTCTGGTTCTGATTCTTCTGTTTCTTCTACACCTTCACCTCGTTGCTCGCGGAGTAGTACTTCAAGTTCTTCTTCATCTTTTTTGTCACGGTCTACCTTTGAATAAGGCTTAGACATAAGGGGCTTACGTTCCGCTTGATTACTTACAACCATTTCTTCTGACATGTGTATTCTCTCTGTGTGGGGCCACCGTAGCCTGCTTAGCAGGGGGATGAGTAGCCAACAAATTAGTCTGTTTAAGTGCGACTGTCACTATTTTTTACGCTTAATTAATCCTCCTTTAGCTATACCTTCTGGGCCACTATCTTCACCGCCTTCTCCGTCTTGTCCTCCTTCACCTTCTGCTTCTTCCGCACTTTGTGGCCCACCGCCCATTGAAGCAGCTTCGGCAGCAGCTTGGGCTTCAGCAGCAGCAGCTTCAGCATCAGCTTGAGCATCATCATCAGGATTAGTGGGGTCAACGTCAGGAGCAGTAGTTGCATTTTGGTCAAAACCCGGATCATCAATACTTGCTAGATCGTCTTCATCCTCAACTTCATCTGTTATACCTGCTGCACCTAACTCATCAAACCCTCTAGCACGGGCTTTAACTTCTAGTGCAAAATCTCGTTGTAGTGCTTTTGCTTTTGGAATATCTGCCTTTGAAAGAGTGTTAGTAATTTGAGGATTAGCTATAATACCTCCTCCTGTAGGGTCATTAGGATTGGTGTTTACATGGCCGAAAGTGCCATAAGTCTGGACACCAACGCCTATACCTAGTGGATCATTTGCAACAGATACTAAGCCTACATTAGGATCATTTGCAATAGCGTTTACATCAAAACCTACTTGTTCTGCTATACCTACAATACTCATTAACTCAAGGTCTTTTGGGTTAGTATTATTAGCAGCAGTAGTAATTGCTTTAGCTACTACTTGATCCATCGTAGCAATCTTGTCAATATTACCTTTTCCTTTTCCAATAGGGTCAGTCAGAGATATCTGTGGCCCTATGCCAAATGGCAACCCTACGCTTAAACCTTTTGAAAATACACTTGATAGCCCACGACCTACCATACCTGCCACTCCGGGTGGCCCAAGCATATTACCAAAAGGATTTAATGCCGCAGAGATTAATCCATCCATAACACCTATTAGTGACGACGGATATTCTGAAAAATCTTTAGCTGCCTGAATGTTAGCCGCAGTAGGCGCTGAAGCTAATTCAGACATAGAGCCTATACCCTGACCAGCAGTCGGACCTGTATCTTGATCTTCTGACCCTTCTTCTTCTACTGTAGTAGGAGACTGTACGGAAGCACTAAGTTTGTTTGAAAAGTCAGTAAAGTAATCATCAAGAACTTTTTTACCGCTATCTGTAACACCACTAAAGTCTGCGCCTTTTGGTGCCAAAGCAGATAAATAATTAAAGTTTACGTCACCAATAGATTTTATAATATCGTCTGTACCAAAAGCACGATTACCTAAACTTTGTAAAAATCCTTGCGGGTCTTTGCTTGCATTTGCAAGAGTTGTAGATGTAGCAGTTCCAGTCGGTTGATTAAAAGGGTCAGTTCCCTGCCCTCCTTGAACAAAAGCTCCTACGTTAGCTTCTAAAGTTTCTTCTTCTATATCATCAGGTTCAATAACCTCAATATCCTCAATCGTAAAAGGTGGGCCACCCGCATTAAATAGTGTGTCGTCTGGTAATGTTTGTCCTTCATCTGTGCCAAACTGACCCATAGCCTCCATTTTCTTAAAGCCCATTTTAGCTTCGTCTCTAAGTTTCATAAAAAACTCAACACCAAAATAACGAACAACATCAGCAGGAACTACCATCTCACCTTCACTAAGCATAGCAGGCTGGTCATCACGTACCTCCTTTGCTGTGCTGCCTAGCGGTACATTATTGCCTGATACGGGATCAACCTCTCCACCCTTTTCAAATTGTTTCATTTGGTTGTTCATTATTAATCCTTCTTAACTATATTTTCTAAAGCTTTTAGTTTTCTAAGTGCCTGAATAGCGCCTTGCGCTCTTTGTATACCCACACTAGAATCGGATTGTTCTAGAACTTTATGCTGTTGTTCTATTTGATAGTCTAAATACTCTACAAAGTTAGGCCATAGATTAGGGTTATTGTAGAGGCCCGACAGGCGCTTCTCCGCCTGCTGCTGGTTGTGTTCCGGCATTACCGCTAAATCCTTCTTCTTGAGGTGTTGGGGCTACGCCCGTACCGATTGTGCCTCCACCTGCACCTGTAGGGTCATTAGGGTTTGCCCCTGCTGGAGGAGCTTGTGGAGCCTGTTGAGGCTGAGTAGCCTGAAAGTCCTTAAGCAACTTTGCCTGTAAAATAGCTTGACTCATATTGTTTGTAATTTTTTCAGGGTCAAGGTCTAATGTACGAGCAAGCTCCATAATAATATAATCAAATTTTGCAAAAGGTGCAAGAGAAGGATTGCTTGCAATTCCTAAAAACTGCATGAGCCGCTGGCTACGTACTTCATTAGCCATTAAGCTTTCAGTACCACGAGCCTTAACTTCTAGATCACCTTTGATTTCTTTGTCAAAGTCAAACTGCATGTTAAACTGAAACAAACCTTCGCCCAAAGGCTTAAGCATGTAATCGTCAACGTTTTTAATTACAGCTTTAATAGCTCCTGATGCCGCACCCATAAGCATACTAATGCCACTAGCAGTACGACCAACACCTGTTATGCCCGTCTGTCCGTGTGCAAAGGAAGGAAAGCCTGTGCTTTCATCTGCAAGCTGACGAGACTTATCAAACAACTGTAGGTTTTCACCAGACACATTAGGAAACTTAGTGCCAAAGATAGCTTGACCCGGAGCGCCACCCTGCCGTCTAAAAACTTTACCGGGGTATACATTAAGGTCTTGACCCGGAGTAAGGTTTGTTTCGTCTACCTCTAGAATCAAATTCCCTGACAACACAGCGTTATCTACTGCCATACGCATAAAGCCATTCATCAGCGTTTGAGTGTCGTCCATGTTCTCAGCAAGCCCTACACCAAAAAAGCTGTAAGGGTTTAGCTCGTAAGGAGCAGCCATGTATGGAATACGCACAGGTTTAAAGGGATTAACAACAAGACGAATAACTTGATTGTTAACAATCCAAACATTAGCCTGAACTTGATCAAGGTCTTTGTATTCAGATGGAATATTTACATCTTCATCTTCAAGCAACTCAGTATCTATAATACCCCAATACTCTAGTACCTCAAAGCGTTCAATGCTGTGGTGCTGCTCTTCATCAGAGATGTCATCTTCCCACCACTCCTTTACGTAAGCTTCTCCCATTTGAATACAAGTGTCAATTACATTAGCTCTAAAGAAAGGACGCTTTTTAAGATCACGAAGCTGACTCCTATTATATTTGTGCCTTTCAATTACGTACTGAGCTTCTTCCATATTGTTTGCGTCTGGGTCTGGATAAAAATTCCATATACTTACATGCCCAATCTGAGGTACAGTTTTGACTGTAGGACTGTAGACACCTTCATCGTCCCAGTTTGAGTATTCTTTATTAACAGCAAACGGACCTTTTAGTACACCTGTACCTAACAAAGCCATTTCAAACGCTGTGCTGCGAAGGTGCTGTGCTGCATTACTTTCTTCAAGCTGGTCGTGTACTTTCTTCTGCATCTTTTTTGCAGCAAGCATAGCGGGATAAAATGTCGCAGAGGAAGCTGTTTGCCCTGCACCCTTCTTAAGATTTGGAGCTTCAGACAACTGTTCTTCTAAGCTACCAAGTAGTAAGGACTGTGATGTTGCACCGGGTTCCAAATCTTTACCGTCCCCAGCAAAACCATAAGGGCTTTCAGTTTTTTCTACGCTTCCACCAGCTTCTTCTTTTACATTATCTACATCTTTAAGATCAAAGTGTACTGCTTCTTCTACACCATCAGGTAAAGTAGTAGGATCAATACTAAGAGGAAA